TGACCGATCCAACTCGGTCACAAGGCGTAGTCTACGGGTTTTTACGTGATCAAACCTCGAGTTACACGCAATGCTCATACTGTGGCCGTACACTCCAGTTTGGCCAGTTGATGAGACATCTAAAAGTGTGGCATGGTTACGGAACAAAAGACTTTACAATAGATTTTTGATTGGCATTTTATTACATTGCTGGTCTCTCTCGAGGTTTAATCCGGGAGTGAAAAAAATGAATAAAATCAACACTTGTGATTTTTGAAGGATTGGCAAAATATGACACTTAAAACTTATGATATTTACAACCCGACAGCTGGTCTAATTGATTTTACATTGGGTGAATTAACGGATATTTATACTTCTATTCTTTTCTCAGGTTGTTCTAACGATAATCAGATATTGAAGAAAATAGAAACCAAATACACCTTTTGCTCTACCTGTAGCAACTTAATTTTAAAAGAAGAATTTGATGAACATTTGGACCAGTGTTTAGAGGGCTGAGAGTTCGCATAATAGCCGCATTATGTTACTTGCCATGTTCGTTGACTAAAGACCCCGCGCTAGCGGGGTTTTTTGTCAATGATGCGACCATATTTCTGCACTCGCATGGCATTTAACATCAATGCTCATTATGCGAATTTGAAGGATAGGAAAGGGCGGGCAGCGACTCGTCGCGCCTGACCTTTCTGGGAGATTTTGAGAGTAGGGCACACTACTATCTAATAGTGTGCCTGACTGCGGAAAGTTTTTTGAAATACGACTTATTCCTTAAATAATTCATATACTTACAATTTATTGAGAAAGTTTCGCAACAAGTCGTTATTTTGATTATATTTTAATCATTGTCTTGGTTTTTTGGCTCTCTTACTAGAACCTTTCCACTATTACTTAATTCAGCCGCTTCAATACACTGATCTAGAATTATGTGTACTAGTTCACTGTCTTTAATTGGCATTAAGCCTTTGTTGATTAGTGCTTTGTTTAATTCAACACACTTCTTTCTGAGCAATTCTTGCTCTCTGTCATTCAGTCTTACAGTGATCGCCATTTTTTTGATCTAACTATTGCCAATTACATGTATGCAATAATACTTATTTACATGTTATTTGTGCTTGCTATACATGTGTTTTTGTATTAAATTTACTTCGATGTTATTTGTATACATGTTTAAATTGGGGAATTTCATGAACAAACAACAAATTCTAATAACTATAAAATCAGAGTAATAACTATGCTCGATTTTCTGCGGTTAGCGATTCCAATCATACCTACGCATGTACGTAGCCTTGAGAATAACCACTGGTTTACTGGTGATATTCGCGATTTTGGTATTCCTGCTGCTACTCGTCATGTCGGTAAATTGGATGATGGAACAACAACGACAGGGGAGCTTTATCATCCTTTCGAGGCTCTTCCTAGTGATTACACTGACATGGCTATGAAGTTTTACACTCATACAATCAATAGAACGCCTTATGTTGAGATCAAGGCATCTCCATTGAAATTGTTACAAGGTCACAATGTTTATGGTTTTGAGTCTATAGAACTTGGCTCTGATCATATGCTTGGCATGTTACTCGAAGCCTTTCCCCAGTTAGCCCCAATTTTGGATTTGGAGAATACTGAGGTTTTACATCTAGATACGACTTATTTATTTAGATTGCCACATCAGAATATGGTTCAACCAACTTTGGATTACATGGCTAACTTGGCTTCGGGTCATCGTAAAGCAAGACAAATTAAATATGAGAATTACATTACTTGGGGTAATGACGGTGCAACCGTTCGTCCTAAAGCTTATGGCAAATTTGAAGAAGTAAAAAGCCAATTACATAAGTTACAGAAGCAAGCAGACAAGGGCTGTATGCGCTCTAAATCGCTTGTTATTGCTATGAACAATGCATTGCCATTTGCTAATGCTGTTTTACGTTTAGAAGCTCGTATTTGTAAAACCTATTTAACCAAGAATGGTTATCCATCTAATTTATTTCAGCTTATTAAGCTGCAACATGAACAGCCAGAATTATTGCTACGCCTCTGGCACGTAGCTTTTGACCCGATCTTAAACACATTGAAGGGTAAACACATGAATTTTTCGAATGATGGAGAAATCCTAGATTTATTTAAGTCCAAATTAGTGACTTATACAAAGACAGGTAAACCTAGTTATACCAAAGCGAATAACGCAATGAAGTTTTATTCATTGATTCGCCAGATCGGCTTGAAAGCTACTAAAGAACTTTATAACGAACGTACTTTTTATGATGCGCTTAAAGCATTGGAATTATGTGAGATTTCTAAAGGTCATTTACAGAATCTTGCTAAGAATCCTAACGGGAAAGTTATTCCATTTGTTCGTTTGTTTGAACTCAAGATGTCTGAGCAAGCACCACAAGATTACGTTCAACCAGTTTCACAATACACACCCAAACATGGGTTACATCTAGTTGCCTGAGGAGGCTTTGACCATGCAAGTTTCATTTAATAAACGCACAATTTTTCCAACCGTTTACCGTTCTGAGAAAGATGGTAAAGAACGCGCATTTTTATCTACGACAGTTTTGTCTCCAGTTAAATACAACTTAACTGCAATGCCGGGAATGATGCCAGTCGAACAGATTCAAGCGATTCTTGAAGAATGTGCCGATAACGCACAGGAAGTAGAAATCGAATTTACAGAGCAACAGACTAAGTTTGGTGCACAAATGCAGGTGTTTAGTGTTAAGCCAGTACCTAAGAAAACACAATAGAATCAATGGCTTAACATGGAATTATACGATTGTTCGTATAATGTATAATATGTTAAAAATCAACAACTTACGTGTATTTTAACTATGACAGAATATGTTTATACATGCAAGAAGTGCGGTAAAAAGTTTACAAAACATTCTAGTTACTGCATCCATTTTTATAAGTGTAAATAAAAAGAATTTGTCGGCTTTTGGGGGCGTTAATCGCAAGCCGACAATCCTATTTATTGGGGATGTCTCTAATGGTCATCTATGCAGTTTGGTATTTCTTCGTGGTAGGGGTTATAGCTCATCCAGTGGGCTTATATCTCTACTATAAAAAACGGAAGTAAAGGAATTCAATTATGTTGGCTTGTTTGATTTATGGTTCGGACCAGACGACATGTATTGGGTATTTAAACATGGATTTGGTGATCGGTCTTTTTGCTGCTTTCGCAGTTCTATTCGGTCTCAGCTATGTTTTTAAAATCGTTCTTAGACTAATGGGTTTTTAACCCTTGGAGATTGTTATGGAAAATCAAAAACGTGGTGTTTTAACACTAGCTAATGTTCAACGTTTTGGGGTGGGTGCTGCTGTTGGGGCTGCGCTTATTACTAATGCTAACGCTGCTGTTGATGTTGCTGCTCCAGTTGCAACTTTAACAACGGATGGTACTGCTGCGATTACTGCTGTTGGCGCTGCATTACTCGGTCTTGCGGGTGTTGCTGTTGTATTCAAATGGGTTAAAGCTGCTTTCTTTAGCTAATGGCTCAGGGGGTAGAAATACCCCCATCTTACAAGAATTAAATATTTAAAAAGTTGGGGGCTTTTATGAAGTTTTTTAAATATTTAATTTTCATAATCATAACGATATGTTCTAGTTCAGCTTTTGCTGTTACTTGGGAAGCTAATGTTAATGGCACTATAAAAACTGGTTCTACTGCTGATGCTGTTTGTTCTTTAGCTCAGGCTTATGTTTCTTCTTCTTATCCGAACCAAAATACTACTTATTCACATACATTGACTAAGCGAAGTGATCAGCTTTATTTATGCTTAGTTTATGCAGCTAATAATCATGGGGGACCGTGGGATTTTAACGTTTATACAAATGATACGGTTCCTCCTGTTAAATGTCCTGCTTCGGGTTATCCAATACCTACTTATTTTGAACCGAATACACCTATTCCATTAAGAGTGTGTAAACAAAATGGCGATGGTACATATTGTGTTTATGATGCACAAGATAAACAAAATCCATTAGTTATTTCGACTGGTAACTATCAAAATATTACTTTGCGTTCTGTAAGTGAAATTCCTAGCCCATCTTGTACACCTGAATTTTCCAAATCATCATGTGACCCTAAAGACCCGTACGGGGGATGTTATCAACCACCTGATGATGGTTGTAACCGTTTAGCAGATGGTTCTATTTATTGCCCAGAAGGTACGCCACCACCACCTATAAAAACAGGTTGTTCAAATAATGCTACTTATTGTGATATGCCGCCTACTGGTTGTGGCTCTAACTATGTTCCGGGTAATTTTAATGGTAAACAAATCTGTGTAAAAAATAGTAATCCACCTCCAATGGATCCTATTGATCAACCGCCTTCAGCTTCAGAACCTCCAATTGATCCCAATAATCCTCCACCTGCGTCTTCTCCACCACCTGCATTACCACCTGAAAGTAGTACGATTTTAAGGTCCATTCTTGATGCAGTTAATGCAGTCAATACTAAATTGACTTGGGTTAAAGATGAGATTGTTAACTCAGTTAATAATGTTTCACGAACATTGGGTATAACAAATCAGAAGCTCGATACAATTAATACTTCTGTTACTCAAACAACGGCTGCTGTTAATGCAAATGGCGATAAAGTTAAATCTGCGGTCGATGCTAATACTAACTCTACTAAAACGGCTGTAGACGCAAATACGGCTGCTACAAATGCGGTTAAGGGTGCTGTTGATGCTAATACTAATTCCACTAACAGCAAGTTAAATGATGTTATTAATGCAATTAATAATAAACCTGTAGGCGGTGGTGGTTCTGCTACGGACGTTACTCCAGTAGTTAATGCTATTGAGAAACAAACGACTGACTTTAAAGACATGATGAAGACTGATCCATCAGATTTTGATACTTCACAGTATGAAAAGATTGGCGATGCTTCGGATGATCCACGTTCTCTTAATGCTCAATCAGATGCAGCAGGTTCTTTGCAGGCATTATCTAATAAATTGACGTTTTCTAATTCTGCTTGTGTTCAGGACTTTACAGTTACGGTTCCTATTTATGGTTCTTTAACTGTTCCCATTTCTCAATGGTGTGACTTGTTAGCACTAGTAAAAATACTTCTTCATCTCTGCACTTTGATGGTTGCTTTTAAGATGCTTGACTCAACCGTGAGGGCTATCTAATGCCGTTGTTTATTGGGGCTATTGTTGCTGCATTACTGAAGGTTCTATTTAGATATGCAGTTTTTAAAATATTTGCAAAGTTAATTTTGGGGACTGCCACGGCTGGCGTTATCTACTTGTTTTTATCCAGTACGGTTAAACCTTTTGTTGATGAAATGCAGCAAAAGATTGTTGAGAAAGCCACAGAGCTTTCAACTGTTGGAGGTACTGCTGCTGAAGTAATTCAGTACTTAGATTTCATCCAGTGCGTGAACATTATTCTTTCTGCATCAGCTGCATGTTTTAGCTTAAAACTAATGTCTGTAGCTATTCGTGCATTCGGTATTAATACGGGTTGATTTTATGGCTATTAAACTAATTACAGCGCAGCCTGGTTCTTACAAGACTGCAATGATGATGGAACTTGCTAACAAGATGTCTAGTGAGGGACGTCCAATTTATTTATGTAATGTTCGGGGACTTAAACCTGCTATACCTTTTCCTTATCAGGTTCTTGATCACTTTAAGGATTGGGTAGATACACCAGAAACATCAGTTATTTTCATTGATGAGGTGCAGGAATTTACTCGTGATGTGCCGACTAACTGTAAAACAGAAGACTTACCAACTTGGATGACTTTGTTAGAAAAACATCGTCATGAGGGTAAGGATATTTTTATTGTTACTCAGCATCCTATGTTTATTCATACGCATGTTAGACGCCTTACTTCTGAGCATATTCATCTGGTTAGAAATGGTAATGTTCCATTTGCTGCTAAGCGCTCTTGGGGCTTTGTTGAATCCGATCCAGACGACTTCCAGAAAGCTACATTTAAAAATGGCTGTACCACTACGATTTATAGACCTAATAAAGAGGTTTTCGAATGGTATGAATCGACTGTATTAGATACCCATAAATTCAAGGTTCCCCCTAAGTTAATTAAGGGTGTTGCCATGGTTGCAGGTATCATCGGTTTTGCTGTTTGGATTGGTTATCCGGTTGCGTCTAAATATCTTCACATGAATGATAAAGAAGTTACTGCCAAAGCCACAGATCAGCCACAAATGACCTTAGCAGAACAAGCAGAACGTGACGCTTATTTAGCTGGTCTTACTCCAGAGCAATATGCCGATCTAAAGAATCCTGAAAAACGTAATGCCGAGCTACAGGCTAAAAATGACGTCAGAATGGAGACGATTGCAGTTAAATACAATCCTAATCGACCTTATGAAATTGACACTACTCAAATCCAATATGAAGTTACAGCCAAGCCTGTTTTTTCAGGGTGTATGAAGCAAAAAGGTAGATATGTGGCTTATACCCAACAAGGTACGATTCTGCATGATGTAAGCCAGTCTGATTGCATAAAATTGATGGAAGATGGCGATCGACCGTTTAATTATTTCGCTCAAGAACAGCAACCTCAGCAGCAGCAAAAACAGCAACTTCAGCAAGCCGATTCAGATTTTATGACCACTCAACGTGAACGCGAATTAATTGCTAAATATGAAGCAGCCAAACTGCAAGGTTTGATTTGAAATTTTTTTCTTTGATTACTAAAAACCGTCTATATGTTCTACCGTAGAAGTAACCAAAAAAAGCCGTTCAGGGGAATTGTG